GTCACCATGTATTCGCCGTGGCCCAGTACGACACGGGGCGAGACATAGACCCGGTTGCCGCTTTCGCGCCAGTTCTTCCACCACCAGATGTCCGGGTCCAAGCGGCCTTGATTCCAAGACTTGTCAGGCCCAGGCTGGCTCCAGAACCACGGCTTGTTGTTTCGCTTCAGCGCCGCCGTGCTGATGACCGTCAGGCCAAAGTGGGCGGAATCGACCTCCTGCACCGGCTCGGCAAACCACGACATGGGCAACGTGGACTTCTCACCGTCCATCAGTTTGCCCAGCGTTCCCTTGAGCGTGAGCATGGGCCGGCCGTCTTCCCGCTTGGTCTGCAGCCCGGTGATGGCATCGCACTGAAAAGCCATCGCCAGCGAAAACAGGTGTTCCACGTCCTCCTTGGTAAAAAACGTGTCGTAGTCGATGGTCAGCAGGTATTCACACTTGTCGATGAACTGCTCCATGATCCGGGTATGGACTTGGTCCCAAAAACAGCCGGTGCCCATCGTCGGCCGAATGCCGAGCGGCATGAGCGCCTGAGCCCACGCGAAGTGGTTGCTGGTGAAACTCAGCCGAGGCATTGAGAGAATCGCCTCAACCCGGATATCTACCGACGTGTCGCCAACCTTGACCAGCATGGGCACCTCATAAACAGGAACGGCAGGCAGAGCGTGGTGCCCTGCCTGCCGTCCACTGTGCTAGTCGTGTCAAGCGTCAGCCGGCGACGTTGACCGAAACACCCTTGGTCGTGGCGTCGTAGGGGCCTTCCTCGCCACGCGAGAGCCGAGCCGCAACCACGATCACCGTGTCGGTGTTCGGGCTGGCGTTCACGGCCAGATACCGCTTCTTGCCGCGGCAGTCCACCTCAAGCCGGCAGACGGTCATCGTCGTGGCAACCGTCTGGCCCGCGTAGGCCGCCGGGGCGAGCGATGACGTGAACCCGGCCACGGTCTCGGTCACGGCGTTCGACGCGTCACCCTGACGCAGCGTCAGCGTCTGTGCCACGCTGGAGGTGCTCGCCGCGGGTCCGAAGATCACGTCGATGCTGGCGTGATCAAAACCGAGCGTGTCGAGCGTCATGGTGTTCGTCTGCGAGGACGTGTACACCGACGCCTTGCCGCTCACAACCGACTTCGTCGCTGCAACGGGGATCATGCTGGAATACTCCTTGGGGACTGGTCAGGTTCAGGCGGCCGACTTCAGGGCGATCACCGGGCCAACCTCCGAGGTGGAGCCCAGGCTGTGGAAGTTCGCGGTGGCCCGCACGACACCCGAGACGAGCGTCTGGTCGAGTTCCACGAACCGCTCCTGGCTGACCCGCAGGGCGTAGCCCTGGCGGATGCCGAGAGCCCCGGCCATGGCGAGGTCGCCGAAGAGCACCTTGATCTTGCTGGCGTCCGCACCCAGCGTGCTGTTCATCGGGTGAACCAGCGTGACCGGGTAGCCCATGAACGTCAGCCCGAAGCCCTGCGCCACCGAGGCGTTGCCGCCCTGGGCGAGATCCAGCCGCTGCATCGCAGCGTGGTAGCCGGCCGGCGAGATGTACCAGCGGGCACCCGGCAGGGCGTACCGCGGGCACTTCGCCAGCACCGACAGGAAGTCTTCCTTGTCGAGCGTCTCGAAGCCCGTGTTGCCGCTGGCCGCCGTCACCACTGACGCGGTGTAGGCCGAGGTGGCAATCTTCACGGCGATGCCGTGGTGGCCGCCGTAGCTCGAGGTGCCATCGCCGATAAACGTCGCTTCGTCCAGCGCCTTTGCGATGGCGAGGCTATGCTCGGACGCGATGAGATCCGCGATCCCAACGCCGTCCGCCCACAGTTCGTTGCTGACCTTGGTGGCCACGCCGAACTTCTGAGCGACCAGCTGCACCTGCGTGCCGGTCATGTCGCTGTAGGAGAACTCGCTGTTCTCGCCGAGCCACGCACCGGTGACGCCGCTGACCCGCTTCGGGATCGAGAGCACGTCCGACTGCATCGTGAAGTTCTGCAGGGCGGTCGGAGCCACCCCGTAGGTCTCGACGTTGCGGATGATGGTGCTGGACAGTTCGTCCGGCACGCTGAAACCGCCGGTCGAGTTGACGCCTTCAACCATCGTGCGAGCCTCGACGCCGTGGTCGTGGCACCACCGACGAGCCTCGGAGTCACCGCCGTAGGTCGCCTTGAGCCACTGGCCGGCACGGTAGGCGTCCTCGTGCGAGCGGAACGCCTTCAGCCGGCGACCGTCGCGGACCGGCTCGATGCGAGCCTTGGGCTCCTCAGCACGGACCTCGGGGGCCGGGGCACAACGCTCAGACACCTTCCGCAGATTGGCGGCCGAGTCGGTCACCTTCTGCTCAAATTCGATCTGGCCGGCGAGGGTCTTCGCCTTCTCGGTCAGCCCGGCGAGCTCAAGGTTGCGGGCTTCGATGTCGGCCTTGTTGTCGGAATCGAGCGCGGTCAGGGCGTCGATCCGCTCGGCAACGTCGTTCGCTTCGGCGCGGAGGGCAGTGAGGCGGTCCATGTCGTGATGTCTCCAGCGGCGTGATTGCCGATGAGTTCACGATGCACCTACCTACCCGCCCCCTTGCAGAACCGGACTTCGGAAACTGTTGTTTTTACAAACACCACGCCGCGGGCACCGCACCGTGGGCACCGCACGTACCGCTGCCGCTCATCGCCGCAGGCGCGGCTGGAGCGTGTCCGCAACCGTTCGCCGCACTGGCAGCGGGGACCGTCAGACATTGCGCAGCCTGAGAAGGGCGGCCCAGGCGGCGGCGACGCCCCGCAGGGTCGAACACACAGAATCCGCCTGGGCCGCCGGCTCCGAGGATTGCGATTGCAGCCACGCCTCGTACGAACGCATGGCCACGGCAACGCTGGTGCTGCTGTACGCCGGCGTCACGACCGGCCCCATCTCGAACAGCCCCGACGCCTCGACCACCTCGCGGATCGCCTTGCCGGTTTCGTCCGTGGTGAACCGCTCACCGCCACGCTGAGCGACGGTGAAGGCGAACGAACTGCCACGCAGATTGCGAGACCGCACCAGGGCCAGCACGTCCCGGCCGGCCTGCGTGTCTGGCGGCTCCACGATGTACGCCACGCCACGCTCGTCGGACGTGATCTCCAGAGTGCCGGCGGACTCTCGGCCCAGCAGCCAGTTGGAATCGTGGTTGAAGTAACTGACGATTTCCTGCCGACCACGCTGCCGGCTCAGAATCTTGTCGAACGCCCCCGGCAGGATTCGCTCCCGAAAGCCCCCCAGATCGACGCTGAGCCGGTTGTACGGGATGGCCAGCCCGCGGATCGCCTCGCGCCCGTTGGACCGCGTCTCGACGACGAGCTCGACCTCGGGGGCCTCTTCCACCAGCAGCGAGCGGCGTTCAATTTCCATCGGCGTCGTCCTCCGTGTCGTCTTCGGCGTCATCGGCCGGGCTGTCTTCCACCTCGGCCATAGGCGGCTCGGGCATCGGCTCTGGTGCCGGCGGCTCCTGGCCAACCTTGTCGAGCGTGGTCATGTTGAGTTGCACGAAATGCTGGTCGCCTTCCGGCCCGATCGGGTTGAGGTTTTCCGCCTCGCGGATTTCGTTGATCGTCATCCAGCCGTTTTGCAACGCCGACACATAGAACGCCGCCCGGCTGGTGTGGTCACCACGCAGCAGGCCGTTGACGTTGTGCTCGGCGAAATACGTCTCGTCGTCTTCGATCAGGTCGCGGCTGATCGCCGCCTCCCACCGCTTCAGGTGCGGCAGCAGACAGTGCTGGACGAACTCCGTTCCCTGCACCTCGATGTTGCTGTAGGTGCTGCGGCTGAGATCCTGCACCATGTGCGGCGGCACCCGGAACACACGGCAGATTTCCGTGACGGCAAACTGCCGGCTCTCCAGCATCTGGGCCGCCTCGTTGCTCTGCGACAGTTCGTGAGCCTTGACGCCGTTCGGCAGGACGGCCGTACGGAACGCACGATCCGGGCCGCGGTGCATACGCTCCCACTGCTCGCGGAGCCGCTCGGCCGCCTCCACCGGTATCGGGTTGTCGCTCTCAAGGATCACGCCCGGCCGGGCACCGTTTCCAAAGTACGTGGCCGCGTGGGCCTCCAACGCTTGGGCGAGCCCGAGCACGTTGCGGAACAGCCGGTACGTCGGCATCGGCGTCACGCCGTCCTCAGTGTGATACCGCAGGGCGAAGATCTGCCCCTGCCGGTAGATCGTCTGCCGGCCGTTCGGTTCGCGGTACAGATACCGCAGGCTGCCGTCTTCGAGCCGCTCCACTTCCATCCGGCTCGGATGCAGCGGCCACAGTTCAGACACCGGGCCGCGAGCACCGGCACGGATTTCGGCGTAGCTCGCCCCGTAATTCAGATACAACGCCGTCATCAGGTCGCGGAACTCTTGGGCCGTCTGCCACGGGTTCGGCTGTTGGTGAAGCAGGCGGTACAGCGGGTGGTCCCACGCCTTTTCCTTGCCGCCACTGGCGAGCCGGCGGTACAGGTGCAGCGGCAACGCCGACACGCCGTCCGAGATGACACGAATGCAAGCCGTGTACGCCGCACACGCCAGGGCGTTTTCCGGCGTGACCCGGACACCCGAGGCCGTGCGGCCGCCGCCAACCTCGGCCCAGTCGATGCCACGCAGATCGATCATCCGGTAATCGGCGGCTGTCTCGCTCATAGCGTCATCAGATCCCACGATTGTTCGGGCGGTTTCGCGGTCGCCACGGCGTGCAGCCCGAGGGCCATGACCAGCGACACGATGCCGTCAATGCGTTCGGTGCTCTTCGCCTTGCTCGGTTTGATGTTGCCCTGGTGGTCCGTCTGCACCGCCACGTTGCCAGCCATCCACGACAGCACCGGGTGGTTCGCGTGGCGGATCTTCTCCTACAGCACAAGGTTTTCGAGCTGCTTGCTAGGGCTCGACATTGAGCCGTAGCCCTGTCCAAATCCTGTCACATTGACGGCATCCCCTTGCAGAGCAGTCGCGAGCATCGTCGCGTTCCATCTATCAATCCCGACCTGCCGAATATTGAACTTTTGCGAGAGTTCCACGATGTCCCGCCGAATCACCTCGTAGTCGGTGACATTGCCATCGGTTGTCCGGATGTAGCCGTCCCGAATCCAGCCGAGGTAATCCACCTTGTCCCGCTGGGTCCGCTCGGCCGCATTGGCGTCTGGCACCCAGAAGTACGGCAGCACGTCGAAGGTGCCGTCGTCGGCTTGGCTGACCATCACAAAGGCCGACAGGTCATACGTGGACGCCAAGTCCAGCCCGGCGTACCACTCCCGCTTCTCCAGATCGCCGGCCAGCGGCTTGCCGCACTTGGCCCAGTTGTCGGGCGACAGCCACCGCACGTCCTGCGTGGTCCAGACGTTGAGCCGGTAGCGGAGAAACGAATTCAACTTCGACGGGGACTGCTCGGCCTCGCGGGCATCGGCGGCAAATGACTCCAGCGTGATCGTCTCGCCCAGCGACGGGTTGGCCTGACGCCACACCTTCTCGGTCTTCCACGATCCGTTGGTCCCGCAGTCGGGCGGCCCGGCGTAGATGCACCCAAAGAACGCCGGGTCCACCGTGGAATCGGCAATGCACCGCTCGGCGTAGGCGTGCTGTTCCCAGCAGATGCTCTTGCGGTCGTAGCCCGCTGTCGTGATCGACAGAATCAGCGGCGATCTTCTGGCCGCACCGCCGTACCTTAGTGCGTCCCAGAGGCGGCGATCACGCTGAGCGTGCA